ATGCTTAATACGCTACCCGATTTACACAGAAGTTTTGCAGAGCAACTGAAGCTTAAATTACAGTCTGATTCGCGGATCCACTCCCTTCTCGCCGGCGGCTCGTTTATCCATGGCGGGTTTGATCAATACTCCGATCTGGATTTCGTGGTGGTGATCGACCCTCTCTATTATGACGAAATCATGGCTCAGCGTATGGCGTTCGCCGGAACGCTCGGCCATCTGCTACATGCTTTCACCGGGGAACACGTCGGTGAGCCTCGCCTGCTGATCTGCCTGTTTGGCCCGGAACTTCTGCATGTCGATCTGAAATTTATCACCCTGGACATGCTCACTCAGCGCGTTGAGGAGCCTACCGTGCTATTTACCCGTGATAACGATGCTCTCAAGCGACAGCTGGCAAAATTTAGCGCGCACTGGCCGAACATGACGCCGGAGTGGTTTGAGTCCCGGGCCTGGATCTGGCTGCATTATGCCGTGGTTAAACTGGGCAGGGGGGAACTCTTCGAAGCGCTGGGGATGCTGTCTTTCTTCCGGGAACAAGTGCTGGGACCGATGCTGTTTCGTCGCGCCAATCTACCGCAACGCGGCGTTCGTCGAATAGAAGCCCTCGGCATTGATCCCGATGGCCTGCTGACTTCCACTCTGGCAACACACGATCGTCACTCCGTCGGGATTGCCATTCGAAGGGCTGCTGACGCTTATGTCAACTTGCGGGCTGATGCGCTGCCTGACAATATCGCAGACGATGCGGCGCGTCGGGCGGTCCTTGCCATGCTGGACGCGTATTCTCACAAGGGGTAAATCTATCCCTCCGGCCGCGGACGCGGCCGGAGGGTGAAAGGTGTCGTTGGTGGTCTAATTCTGAGAGGGATGGGTTGCCGGGTAATTGGTAACGCGAAAACAACAGAGCTTTTCGTTGGGCCTATCAATGGGCCTAAAAGGTTCGGATTTAATGAGTTCTCTTCAGACTTCGCGGGACAAATTGCAGGCACAAAAAAGCCCGCAGGGCTTGCGCCGTGCGGGCTTTCAGGACTTCATCGGATGACTCTGGTAATCACCGATGGAGAATTTTGGTGGAGCTGGCGGGAGTTGAACTCGCGTCCGAAAACGATATAACTTGCTGAAAAATATTGTTATGTGTATTTTTTTTCCCAGCGCGTGCATTTTAAGTGCATTTTGTTGTCCGCTCCAAGTCCATGCATCAATGTTAAGTGGCCACTTGAAGCTCTGGACCCGTGTCGCTATCAATTAACGGCTGACCTTGAACCATTTTTTCGACAGTTTCGTTTGAAGGATATGGAACCCCGAGTTCTACTGTGTTTGGGTTTGAACGATGGGTTTCAACAAACGAGGTTCCGTTCCATTTTTTTGAAAGATAAATAATTCCTTCAAAGGCCGCTGGATCCTGTTTCTGAGATTCTAAAATCATGTGGAATCCACGGCGTTCTATTCCGCGTAAGAAGCTGGAAAAACACTCCTTCAGCAACTCGTCATCCAAATCCTTGAACTTGATTCCCTGCGCAAGAAACTCGAAATAATTAAGAATGTACAGAAGGCCGTTAATGGCATCTCTATACTCGTCGGGTACCTTCATGTTCTTGTATTCTTCTTTATCCGGGTTGCAGCGCCACTCAGAGAGTTCTTGTGGCACATAACGCATACCCCGGTAAAATTTTGTGCTGTTCCGTAACTGTTTTTGGTATTCGGGACTGGTGCGTGTGTTAATGATCATGTTAAGGGTATGTGACCTGCGCGTATTCGCTGCTGACGTTATACACTGGATCCACCACCCCATCCCAACGAGCATACCTGTAACCATAATCGAAAGAGATGTTTGATAAGCCGGAGTGTATCTCAGGATTGCATACCCGATCAGGACTATCACATAACAAACAGTACTGAACATTGGAAGAAATTCTGCAGTGTCTGGGTAGCGCTTTTTGATAAAGCAGAAGATAGAAGAAATGGCAGCGCCAGATCCAGCAATGACGACCAGCCAATCAATGATTGCCAGGTTAAAGGGGAGTTTTCCAGGGTAGATATAAGTAAATAGTGCTCTGACAATCAACATGAGAGCAAAAATTGTAGCGCTGACGTTTACAAGTGTTCTCGCCATCTTATTGATTCCTATAACAAAAGACCTCCGCAAGGGAGGCCTTATTGTGCTAATGGAGGTTTGTGTTACAAATTTAGGTCGTAGTTAACCTTCACCAAAACCTACAGTTAGTGTGTTTTTCATAGTGGTCACTCCAGTTGTAATACTGCGCCAGTACCTACGTTAAGCTATTGAAAATTAAAAAAACATAAAATTTATTGTATTAGTGGAGAACAGGATAACAGTTTGTACCGTAACTCTTCAAGTACTATCAGTATCCCTGTGCTGTCCTAATGAGATTTTAATATCATAAAAATCAATGTGTTATATATTGTCAAGAAATATATTTGCATTGCGTTTATTGCTATAGTCTAACTTGTTGTTTTTAAATGAATTTACGTTTATGTAAACGCAATAGTGCAACTATCAATTACATAGATGATAGCTCATTTCACAAAAAGCAATGGTAGCGTCATTCTTAATTTTCTTCAGACGTAGGCAGTTTTACTCAGGTTGACACTACCTTTATAGACGTCTTTCCATCATATACTGCAAGGTATTTACCATAATTGCGGAACAACATTTCCGGCCCTTTGTGGCCCATCTGTCCGGCAAGCCAGAAGAGGTTAACACCCTGGCTGATATGCTTGGTGGCGAATGTGTGCCGCGTCTGGTAAGGGTTACGGTAGCGCACGCCAGCTTTTGTCAGGGTCGGCACCCATGCCTTTTTACGGATCGCGTCGGCGTTTGCCCAGGGTTCTCCCGTTTTCGGATCGCTGAATATGAACTCACTTTTCAGAAAGGTGTATTGCTTCTGCGCCTGCAGGGCTGCCAGCGCCTCACTGTTCAGCTCAACCTTACGGGTACCGGCTTTTGTCTTGGTGCCTTTGAGTACCCCTACGACACTGGCCGCTTGAACGTGAGCTGTGTTCCCTATGGTGTCGAGATCAGGCCAGCGCAGCGCGCATAGTTCGGAGCTCCGCAGACCGGTATTGAAGGCAAAGCGGAACAGGTTTTCCCATTCCGGGTACCTGCAGCTCTGATAAATAGCGAGGGTTTCCGCTGGCGTGAACGGGTCAACCTCGTAATCGTCGGCGCTCGGGCTGCTGTCGATCACGTGGTACCGGCTGGCGCTGACGAGGCTTACCGGGTTAATGGTCAGCAGGCCGTCTGTCACCGCTTCATCTATGGCGCTGCGCAGAAACGAAAGGTTATTCCGGGTCGTTTTCAGCTTTGTTTTCCTGCTGGCTATCCAGTTTTTAAGGACCGCTGGCGTCAATTCTGACACGTGAAGTTTATGCAGAGCTGACAGCGCCGACAGACATTTTTCATAACCGTTGATAGTCGACGGGGACAGGTTGCGGTTCTGGCAGATTTTCAGGTACTCGTCCAGGTAAGACTTTATGTTTTTGGTTTTCTTCACTACCCCGAACAGCTTCAGCTTTTTGGAGTTGGGGAAATATTTCGCATATTCAAAGGTGCCATTGACGATCTGGTTTTGTATCTCTCCGCGTAGGCGCTCGGCGTATTTCACACCGCGTGCGTTTGCTTCCAGTTTGGAGAGGGGCTCCCGGCACAGAACCCCTTTATATGTGAAAGTGATAACCAGAGTGTCACCAGTTTTATGCTGGCGGATGGTTACACCTCTTGGGAGAGATAGAGATCCTTGTTTTGTCTTGCCCAATTTGCAATCTCCTTTAAGTCGATCCAACGTTCTTTTGACCCATCGACTTTTAAAACATGAACCCCTTCCTGCCACACTCCACGTTGTAACCGTTTGTTAACGGCATCCAGCGTCTCGCCCATCTCTTCGCAGTACTTTGTAATCGGCACAACATCCAGATAAATCATCTTCACCTCACACCACAATCAGGCCACGACAGTGGCGCCACAGTTTAAATTCTCGCTTCATTCAGCTGTCTCCTGTTCAGCTTCGATGATGGCATCCACTGCCATCATCAGAGTTCTGGCGAGGTCGTCGTAATCCGTCCAAGCATCGTTGCTGAAGAAGTTCGTGATCATAACTGGTGCAATTTTTGCGATAAGATACTGACGATAAGTCATACCACCAGGCGTTGCGTTGCTTGGATTTGGGTATGCATAATGCTGGCCGTTTCTCATTGCTTAGCCTCCCGGATCAGATGTTTATAGGCCCGCAGCGCGTGATGTGTCTTCCCGCTTAAGATCGTTTTCATAATGAAAAAACCGCTGCTCTGGCTGGTAATTTCAGGCGTGAGGAACAACGCGACATCAATCGCCCGGTTGTGCCGGCGGAACTCAAACACGGTGCTGGTGACCGTGATGACTGATACCGACCCTTGATCATTAAACTCAACCTTCACAATGTTTTTCCTCCCATCCGATAGCCTGAAACAGGCCCATTTTCGGGTGATACCAACGGGCCCCGCGTGGTTCGGCTTCTGCCATCATTTGGCGGAATGCTTTCATAAAAGGCTCAAACTCCACGATCGCCCGTCGAGACAGCAGACCATCAGGCGTCATGAATTCGTGTGTATCGGTGGGGATACGGTATGCGTTAACAAGGTTTCGGCACTTGGCATCGGTCATGCCGCTTTTTGCGACTATCTGACGATAACCGACATACCCGGCCCGCATATTTCCTCGCTTAATGTTTTCGACAGCTTCCGCGACGGTTTCAACCTGTTCTTCAACCTGGTAGAGGCGTCGCTCCTGCTCAACATTCAGCAGGGCCATTTCAGCGATCAGCTCTGCCTGCGATTTTGGCCGGGAGCGTTCTTCTTCCAGCTCTTTCCAGCGATCTACCAGTCTGGCGGTAAACTCGGGGCTGAGTTGCGCGACCACAATGATGCTGTCACGCTTCCCTTCTTCACTTTCAAAAACGTAAATTGTTGTGGGGCGCCCGGCAGTAGGCTTTTCCTCAATTTGAGGAGAAGTAATAACGCCACGCATAATCAGGGTCTCAATCGTGCGTTTCACGTTGTCGTGGCGTTTTTCTACCAGCTCGGCGATCTCAAGGCTGGTCATGGATGGTTTGTTAGTGATCAAGTTATTCATCATCATTCCCCTCAATGCATAATCGGTGCTTCGGGCACACCTTCGATCTGGATGTGTTCGATAAAGCTGTCATGGAGGAGGTTAAGCCCCTCCCGGCCAAGTGCTGATAACCTGAACCCAAATTCTTCGTCAGCAATAACCATGTCCTGATACATCCGCAGCGCCAGCTGCTGGCCAACCTCTGGCCCATATTTCTCGATTGCCCCCAGCTCAATATGGTTGGCGAGTGCAAAGCGTTCAGGTCCCGGATAGACGCTAATGGCGCCATGCTTGCTGGAATAGATAACAGCAGTATCAACACCGCCAGTATCATTCGGAACGTCGACAGTTCCGTTTTTCTCCAGCTCCTCAGTGATGAACACGGCAGCCAGTAACCAGCGCCAGAGGATCAACTCTTTTTCGATATTGAGCGTGATCCAGTTGCTTTCTACCGCTTCCATGATGCAGGCCAGAATTTCCATTCCATCGGCAAGGTGTTTGTCATAGCGACCGTTATCCAGCAGGCGAATAGCAGCGGAGTAGCCAATCACCCGGTTTCCAGACCGGATCCCTGTTGAGGTTGGTTCCGGGTTAAGCATGTTCTGAAGCATTGCGAACCTCTCATATGTGCCCGGCTTGTCGCCGGGCTGGTGGATCATTTAACCTGGATAAACGGGGTGTTTGTTCCGCTGGTCATGTACTGGGGCAGGGTGCCATTCCATTTGTTGATGGCCTCCAGTTGCAGTACCTCAGGGTTCTCACGCATGGCCTGCCCACGGATCTGGATAGACTTTGCTTCTGCTTCAGCCAATTTCAGCTTTGCATCCGCCTGGCCATCGGCTTCGGCTCGCAACATGTTGGCTTCAGCTTCACGTTGTTTAACTTCCTGCTCGCGCTGCAGCGTCTTCTGGTTGGCCGTAACTTTGGCGTTGATGCTTTCGATCACTGTCGGCGGGTATTCCGGACGGCCAACGTAAGAAAGGCTGATCACCTGGATACCAACCGGCCCCATATCGGACTGGATCTCTTTCAGTGCGTTTTCAAGCAGCTCAGCTTTCCCGCCGTCAATGAATTTATCGGTGCTCATCCGACTTGCGAGACGATTAAGGGCGTCAGCAATTTTCTGCCGCAGGTCGGTGTCGGTGATGTCGTCCACGCCTTTACGGTAGGTCTGGAAAACGGTTGTAACTTTGGTCGGATCAACCTTGTACGCGACCCCGATGTGGTAGCCGATGGTGGTGCCATCGCTCATCTGGAAGTTGAAAGCGTCATCATACGTTTTCATCTGCTTGAAGGTCGGAAAGATATAAACCTCTGTATTCCAGCTGGTCCAGTAGCGGCCGACTCCGACGACTTCACCAACGCCTTTATCGTCGCCCAACTTATTCACCTTGATACCCACGTTGCCGGGCTCAACTCGATCGCAACCAACAAGGCCGATGGCAGAGAGTGCGATAATTGAAGCCATAATTGCTTTTTTCATTTCTTTTCCTTCGTTACGGTAAGCACAAGACCCTTACAAATGGCGTAGATGCACGGCGGGGTCAGAATCGCCAGGGCAAAACCGGATATAACTGCTGTCGTGTCCTTCATCGAAATGAGGATCGGAACGAACAGCCCATAAACGCTGGCGACAATCACCACCGATAGAACAACGCGTAAGTAAGCAATCATCGACTCAGCCCTCCAGGCTTACAGGCCTGTAGTTCTTCGCGCTCTTTCACGTAGCGGTCGTGCATGGCATCCCACTTTTTGCACCAGTTTTGCATTTCTCTTTTGCGGGCGAGGATGCGACGCAGCCGGCGAACGGTGCGCTGGTGGGCGTTAAAATACTCAGTGGTCACGGCGCCACGTTGCCAGCTACTCAGTTCTGGATTCAGTGGATGAATTACCTGCACGTCCGGATAACGCTGCTTGAAACCAGAACGCCCAAAAGCTCGGGAGGTCATGAAGAACGCCAGGTAACGAATTGCGGTATCCCGGCTGAAGCACCGCTTTATGCGTCCGTGGCGGATCGCGGCGAACAGATCACCAACTGGCGTTGGGTGCTTTTGCAACGCCAGGTCAATAGCGCTGACAGTTCTGTTGTCAATCATTTGTCTTTCTCCCGGTTATAGGTTTCATGACTCATAACTTCCCAGTTCCGGCCATCGTCTTTCGATAACAGGCGCCAGCGTGGGTTAACCTTCAGGCTGAGGTAGCCGGTGCGGCGCATTCGCCGCGGGAATATCCGCCGGCGCCGATACCGCAGCAGGACCTGCAGCGCCTGCAGGTGAACCCTCTCAGGAATTCGTATTGCTGTCAGTGCCACCAGCTACCTCCTCAAATCTCAGCTCCATTTCTCGCGCCATTTCGATAAACGTGGCCAGTGAGCAAATGTGCTCGTCGACGAACAGCTGGCGGTCGCATATCACCCTCCCGTTCTCGATGTGCACGACTACCCGCCCGGTAAAATCAGGGAGGACATGCAGATCCACGTTCAACACGGGGCGGGGGATCAGCACACCCTGATAGAGCATTGTTTGCTGGTTATTCATTGCCGGACTCCGCAGTAACTGGTTTCTGCTTTTTGACGAACTCCACCAGTTCAGAAATAAGCTCGTCGATTAACTCTTTCCCGCTTTCTGTGAGGAATTCGCCGCTGCCATTAACATCAACAGAGTTGCTGTAGATTCCCTTAAGAGCTTTCACGCCTTCCACATTTCCGTATTCACCGAGAGCCAGTCGCTCGAATTTCCGCAACAATCCATCAAGAAGAATCTCAGTTAATTCGATAGTACTAATCCCACCCTTGTTAAGCTTAATGACAAGTAAGCTACTCCCAGTCTTTCGCTGGTGGCGTAACAAGGCTGCTTTTAAAATTCGGCGGCGATAGGTAGTAATTAAGTTAATCATCTAATTACCCCTTCTTTTGTGTTCTTCATTTTGCTGTACAATCTTTTCCTCTTTTTCCATCCATGAATAGACCTCGCCAGCAAGGTCATATGCAAGACCTAAAACCCCATCAAGTTGATGGCAGTCAAAGTCCTTGTGATGTGTGAAAATTGTCTGCATAAGGAAGTTAAGTTGCTCAGCCTTAATGGTGACGCACTGAATATCTTGGCGGCGCTGCATACCCATAATTACCTCCCGTAGGCTTTACGCAGATAAAGGCCTGCTATTATTTCGTGCCCGTTAGCTGCATAAAGCAGGGCGGTTTTATATGCGTTGCGGTCAATAATGAAACTCATAACAAATACCTCGCAATATTTAGGGGGCAAGAACCCCCGGCACCCCAAGGCCGTTCTAAACTGGTTTCGTAATTAGCCTATTTTATTCTCGATAGCCTTAAGATCAGTGCAAAGTTCACGAGCATAGTCAAATATCACAGCTGACATATGGCATGCGGGGTTGTCATTGTCCTCGTCAGTAAAAAAAGACTCACTATAAGTTTGCGCGAGTGCTTCAAGTTTTTTAGCAGTAAGAATCACATCGAATATATCATCAGCCAGATCGTTTCTGGCCGCTACAGGTATGCAGGGTTTGACTGAATTAATATGACTCTTAATATATCCGTTCATGTTATCTACGGTCTTTTGCATTGAACGAATTAGGCTGTTTATAGAACAATCCGTTTCGTAATTCTCGTTACTTTTTTTATAGATCTCCTCCAGAAGAACAGTGTTTTCTATTATGTCTGATACAAACACTTCAAGCATTTGGATTGGAGTTTTCATTGTTCACCTCACACAAGTATTGAGCGCTTACCAAATCAAGTTAAACTTGATAGTGAGAGGTTAGCTTTATGATTTTATGCAGTCAAGTTAAACTTGATTGTTTTTTTGGGTATAGGTAGATTTAAAAGGGAGGAACGGGCAAAAGCCCGTTGTCTATCAATAATTAACCGAATCTGTTAATGTTGAAAGGAACTGATGAGATAACTTTTGACTGGATGTAGAGCATATCCAAGGCATCCTTCTCGATGCTCCAAGATTGGTAATTCGAGTTGTCAGATAATACTACAATTTTGCTGCCTATTTTTTGCAGCCTCTTTACATAACATTCACCTTCGAAACAAAAAGCATAAATCCCGTCACCATCGAAGTATGTTATTGTTTTATCTAGAAATAATAAATCACCCGGTGCTATTGTTGGCGACATGCTATCACCCCTGGCATTGCCAATCTCAATGTTCTTGAAGGGTCTGTTGCCTACAACTTGACGGGCGTACTCGGGGTCTAACTCTATGGAGCGGACCACATCAATGAAGTCACTTTTCACGCTAACTCCATCACCACAACTGAATTCAATATCTAATACTTTGAATTTAACGCTATCAGTATCTCCTTTTTGAGCGGACGCAGGGAAGATGGCGGGTTGTCCCTCACCCAGAAACCAGGATTGTGGGTAACCACTGATTTCAGAAAGCTGGGCTAATCTCTTACCTCTTGGGACAGTGTCTCCCTTCGTCCAGTAGACAACCGTCTGCGTGCTAACCCCTAACTGACGAGCCAGCTCGGCTTTACTCCACCCTTTTTCCTTCAGAAGTTCTTGAATCATGTTTGCCATGGCCACTGTATCTCTCCAAAAGTTTCATTAAAGCCATTATCTAAAGCAATGCTTGATCTCAAGTTTAACGCATGGTTTTACTTCTTGCATGTTAATTAAATCTTGATATAGACTCATTCAAATAAAGTTTAACTTGATGGTGATTTATGAACGAAGAGATTCGGGTGAAATTGTGTGCCATTACTTCCCAAAGAGCGATTGCTCAAGGCTTGGGAGTAACTCCCCAGGCAGTGAATCAGTGGTTTGCTAAGTCTGTAATCCCTGCTCGCTTTGTATTGAAACTTTGCGAATTTGTCGGCTGGGCCATTACCCCTCATCAGGTTCGCCCTGACTTGTATCCAAGCGAGCTTGATGGGATGCCACGAATTGCAGAGGTGTGACATGTCACAACAGTCAACCGCTATGCCTGATCCGCGCTACTTCCTGAAGTTGCTGCCACGCAGCATCAGGTATGACCCAATAAGCGGGATTTTTTACCTCATTGCGAAGCGGGCAGAGTAAGCAATGCAACAGGATTTCGTCAGGGTTGAAATGCCAGCGCTTTACTGCCATGCGGATGCTCAGTGGATACAGGAGCAGTTGTTGAGATTGCCTTCATCACTGCACCGGAAAATAGCTCTGAAGTATTCAGAGGTTTACGAAATTGAGTTTAACGCCGAGCCCGTTTCATTCCGACAGGAGAACCGAGCTCGGCATGAAGCCAATGTGAGGCTTCGCAGATTCGTGGATGCGCACGGACGCGCACTGCAGGGGTATACGACCCAGCCACCCCTGGCCGGATCACGGTAACGATCCGATTGTCACCGGGCTTAAAGGTGCCGGGTGATAGCAGGGTAACCACCTTGACTGTTTTTTGTTCTGCGTACCAGCTTGCGAGTACATGGGATGGGGAAGAGGGAAGAGGGGGGTTTGGGGGGAGTTGGGAGTTAGGGCAGGAATAGCGTCCTTTTCCAATAGACAGGTACATGGGTTAGGTAGGTACCGATCTTGAAGGCAGAGCCATAAAAGAGCGGTGCACTAGCAAACTGGTACACGGGATCCCGATAAGAGGTAGGGAAGGTTTCTTCCTGGAAAAGTAGAACTCAAAAAGGGCTGACAATGCTTAACATCACACCGAACTTTGCACAGGAACGCGGGCTTAACATGCTGCGGCGCACCTGGAAGGCGCACGATTCCTTCATGGTCTACGCACCGACCGGAAGCGGAAAAACAGGCCTGGCTGCGTTTATCGCTTCCGGCCTGGTCAGTCGTGGTATGCGTGTTCTGTTTGTCGCCCCGTATACGATCCTGATTAACCAGACCGCCCAGCGCTTTACAGAATACGGGTTGCCGGAAGACCAGATTAGTTTTATTTGGCGTGATCACCCGAACTACGACCCTAATCTGCTGATCCAGATTGCGAGTGCTGACACGCTCATTAGGCGTGAATTTCCCAAAAACATCGATCTGCTTATTGTCGATGAGGCGCACCTGCGTAAACGCCGTATCCTGAAAGAAATCGAACGGATCACAGCGGAGAAAAAAGCGAAGGTTATCGGTTTATCTGGTACCCCTTTTGCGCCGTTCCTGGGCCATTACTATCAACACCTGATTAAGCCAACGACGATTGGCGAATTGATCCAGCGTGGTGACCTCAGTAAGTACGAATTTTTCGCCCCAACAAAACCAGATCTTAGCGGGGTAGAAACAAAGCCATCTATGGAGTTCGGTACTGATTACGACGAGTCCCAGCTGGCGGAAATCATGTGCGGTTCTGACCTGGTGGGCGATATCGTCGATAACTGGCTGCGTCATGGTCGTGACCTTCCTACGGTGGCGTTCTGCGTTAACAAGGCCCACGCAAACTTTGTGACCATGCAGTTTAACAAGGCGGGTATTAACGCTGAGGTCATGGTCGCGGAAACCCCTCATGAAGAACGGCAGGTGATGATCCACCGCTTCGAGACTGGCGCCACAAAAATAATCGTCAGTGTGGGTGTGCTGGTGGCCGGATTCGATAGCGACGTTCGTTGCATCATCTACGCCCGGCCAACAAAGAGCGAAATTCGCTGGCTGCAGGCGCTGGGGCGCGGACTACGCACCGCACCCGGGAAAGATGCCTGCCTGATTTTCGACCATAGCGGAACTGTTCACCGCCTCGGGTTCCCTGACTCCATCGAGTACGACGATCTGCCTGCAAAAAATGACGGCATGAAAGAATCCGCCGGCCGCACAGCTGAGGAACGCGAAGTGAAGCTACCGAAAGAATGTCCTGAATGCCACTTCATGAAACCAGCAGGTGTTTATGTCTGCCCGAAATGCGGCTTTAAACCGCTGGCGGGGCAGGACGTGGAAACCGACACAGGCCGGAACATCAAAAAGCTGAAAAAAAGCGAAAAGGTTCACACCAAAGCCGAAAAACAATCCTGGTGGAGCCAGATCAAGTTCTATCAGCGTCAGCGCGAATCAATGGGGAGCCCCGTTAGTGATGGCTGGTGCTCGCACACCTTCCGCGACAAGTTCGGCGAGTGGCCGAACGGGTTAAGCGATTTCCCGATGGAGGTTACACCAGTAGTCGCCAATTACATCAAGCATAAGCAAATCGCGTTCGCAAAAGCGCGCCAGCGTGACAAAGAACAGCCTGGCAATTCTGAGCTGAAGACGGAGGCTGAACGCATCAACTTCGCACAACAGGCCATAAACGAAATTCGCAGTAATTTAGGGAGAAAGACCGCATGAAAACGGCTGAAGCCGCAAAGGGCCACTGGCCCATGATTTTTGAGCATTACGGGCTGCCGCCGATCACCGGGAAAAATCATTTTAAAGGGGAGTGCCCGGTATGCGGCGCCAGGGGTAAATTCCGCGTCGATGATCGAGACGGACAAGGTACATGGATTTGCGTATGTGGTAGTGGCGACGGGATGAAACTGCTTACCCAGACCTTGCAAAAAAGCTTCTCGGCCATTTGTGCTGAAGTGGATCAACTGATTGGCAATACCTTCCGGCGCATCGATGTACCGGTAACCAGCGATGCGTCGAACCTGCGGAAAAAGGTCATCAGAAAATTTTCGAAGCTGGTGGCCCTGAAGGGGACCAGCGCCGCCGATTATCTTCTTAACCGCGGCATTACCCGGTTACCCGCTGAAGCTGTGCGATTCAATGACCGGCAGCGGCATGCAGGAAAGGTGTTCCAGTCCCTTTATGCCCTGGCTACGGATGATAAAGGGGAATTGTGTTACCTGCATCAGACGCTTCTTGATGGCGATAAGAAAGCACAGATCGGCGTAAGCGCCAGAAAGCTTAAATCGCTGCAGGAGGATAACTATCTGGATCATGCCCGTTCGGTGGCCATCCGGATGTTTCCCGTATCAACAACCCTCGGAATTGGTGAAGGCATCGAGACGGCGCTTTCCTGCCATCAGGTTTATGGCGTCAATACCTGGGCGGTGATTAACAGCGGCTTCATGAAGAAATTCCGCGTACCGGCTGGAGTGAAGATTCTCATCATTTTTGCTGACATGGACAAACACTCAGCTACCGGGCATGCCGCGGCGTTCGAATGTGCTCATGCAAACCTGATGGCAAAAAACGACCTCGTTAAAGTCTGCGTCCGCTGGCCGGATAACGGGGATTTCAATGATTTTCTCATGAACGGTGATCAGGTTCGTGAGCAGGTCTTTTTTAAGAAGGTGACCGCATGAAACTGGAAGCATCGTTAAAGCATTTCAGCCCGCAGGGCATGCATATCAGCGACGACGTGAAAAGCACATCGCCGAATCGCCTGAACGGTACCGACGTTATGACCGGGATCGGGGTGACCAGCAGCCGGGCACGGTTCGGGCTGGCGGCGTTCTTCGGTAAGGCTGGCATCAGTAAGACGGATGAGCAGCTGGCGGTTCAGGCGCTGGCGCGGCATGCACTTGATACAGCACCAAAAAACGTGCGCAAGGCCGCGGGTAAAGCGCTGGGGCGCTGCTGCCTGATTCTGGCGCAATTTGCCTTTGCGGAGTATTCCCGTTCAGCTGAAACAACCGGGATTTGCAAGGCATGCGAGGGGGCAGGTGTAACCAAATCAGTTGAGGATGTTGTTAAGCACCCCGGAATATACAAAAGCGACGGCGAGGAAATTGTCGCCCCGATTATTAGGCAGGAGATAGTAGTACGGCAGTGCGTTGCATGCGGCGGTAAAGGGGTTCTTAACGCCCGCTGCCGCTGTGGCGGTTCCGGCCAGGTTCTGGATCGAAAAGAGACCAAAGAGCGCGGAGCTCCGGTTTACAAGACGTGCGAGCGTTGTTCCGGCAATGGCTTTTCAACGATGCCATCTACAGCAGCTTACAAAGCGATTCTTACCCTCATTCCTGATCTGCACGTCAGAACATGGACCCGCAACTGGAAACCTTTCTGCGATGCGCTGGTGGACATCTGCCGGCAGGGGGAGGCACTGGCCGACAAGGAGTTTCAGCGAGCGACGGAATATTAAAAAGATAACGGCATTATTTTGCATTTTAGAAACAAATAACTTGATTTTGTCCGAAGTTGTCGTGTATTCTTCAAATCGTGGGATATAACGCCCGTACGAAATCAATCAATGAAACCCTGCCACCCGGCGGGGTTTTTGCTTTTCTGGGGCTCGCATCTGCGGGTCTTTCCTATTCTGGTCGCCAGAACGTCACTCACCCTGTGCTTTGTCGTAAATCCATCTGGCGGCCATTCATACAGGCCCACTGTCTGACGGGCTCATAACCCAATCCGGGCAGGTTAAAGATCGCGGGATTCCTAACCCCGCACTCGCTAACAGGGCCGCCCATTCCTTTCTCGCACAGCACCCCGTTAAACCGGAGGTGAAACTATGGCAAATCGTATGCAAGACAAAGAGAGCATGGCCGGAATAACCTGGCTGGCTCTGCTGATCATTGCTGGTTGGGGCGGTCTGGTCCGATTCCTGATGGATGTGAAGCAGGGTAAAGCGAAATGGAGCTGGATAAATGCTCTTGCGCAGATCGTCGTTTCGGCATTTGCCGGGGTTATTGCAGGGTTAATAAGTATTGAAAGCGGGGCAAGCATTTACATGATTCTGGCATCTGCTGGGGTTAGTGGTGCTATGGGTTCTGTTGCCCTCACATATTTCTGGGAACGTATTACCGGAGTGAAAGCACAATGACAGCAGATCAGGTCATCGAGGGCATCCTCGGGAAAGAGGGGAGTTATGTAAATAACCCTTCGGATAAAGGCGGGCCCACCCGGTGGGGCATTACGCAGAATACCGCCCGCGCTTACGGCTATATCGGTGATATGAAGTTATTGCCACGCGAAACGGCCAAAGCCATTTATCTTTCGCAATACTGGACAGAACCGAAGTTCGACCGCATCGCCGAACTTTCGCCAGCCATCGCACAGGAATTGTGTGATACCGGCGTCAACATGGGGCCGCGCGTCGCCAGTACATTCCTGCAGCGCTGGTTAACGGCACTGAACATGCAGGGCAAACTATATCCAGACCTGAGGCCGGACGGCGCGATCGGCAACATCACTATTGCAGCGCTGAAAAGCTATCTGGCCGTTCGCGGCAAAGATGGAGAAACCACGCTGCTGAAAGGGCTGAATTGCAGTCAGGGCGCCCGATATCTTGAACTATCCGAAAGCCGGGCTGCTAATGAAGACTTCCTTTATGGCTGGGTTAAAGAGCGGGTGAGCCTATGAAGATGATTATTTTCGCTCTGCTGGCGCTGGTGGCCGTGCTGGTCCTGTTGCTGCTACGCAAATATACCCGTCTTGAGTTCGTTGGACATGCCCGCCTGCTGTTGAAAACATGGTCTGTCCGCCTGGGGATTGCTGGCACGGCAATTGGCGTATGGGCTCAATCGTTCCCTGATGCCGCTCTGCACGCCTGGGCGATGCTACCGCCGGATATTAAAGGCATCCTGCCGCCCAACATAGTGGCGATGATTAGCCCTGCGCTGGTGGTGCTGGCGGTGCTCTCGCAATACGTAAGGCAACCGGCACTGAAAGATAAGGCCGATGTGCTGAAGGGGCCACAGCAATGAGCTTTGAAATAATCGCCGGGTTAGCAGTGCTCATTCTGGGGGCTATTGCCGGAGCGTTCGGTATCGGTCATGCACGCGGTACCAGTAAGGCAGAAACAAAAGCCGAGCAGCAGCGCACCGAAGAGAACGCCGCCGCTACCGTCGCCGCGGCAGAACGCCGGGCTGATGCAACGAAAGGGGCCAGCGATGTACAGGAAGACGTTAAGCGTATGGGCGATGACGATGTTGATCGCGAGCTGCGCGAAAGATTTACCCGCCCCGGTGGTGGTTGATACCGCGTGCAGCTGGGTGCGGATCATCTACCTGACCGACCACGATATCGACGTACTGGGCTCGCAGACCAAACGCGACATTCTGGCGCACGATAAGGCGGTTCAGGCTAATTGCCCCAACCTTAACCCCATCAAGGGATAAAACAACCAGCATCCCTACTAGGGGATAACTGAGGTAAGACATGTCAGAAATCACACCTGCAGAACAAATTCGACTCAACCTGTTTTCCACCCTGAACTACGACACAGCAGCCGCAAAAGAGGCGATTGCGTTCGTTCAGGACAGCCCGCTGAAATATCAGCTTTTCATCCAGCAATACAGCCGTGTTTTCACTGAAAGCGAACCTGTAGCAAAGGCTATCAAAGCTGTACAGGAAGCGACAGAAGCGCTGGCTCTGTTTGAAACCGCTGCTGAGCAGTCCAGCTAAGGCATTACAGCAGGCATTCATTGAGTGCCTGTGATAATGCTCCTCATAACATGAAGGAAATAGCCATGCCTGCATTAATCCCCCGCGCCTGCCGTAAGCGTGGATGCCCTGGCACTACCACTGACCGTTCGGGATATTGTGAGAAGCATCGCAATGAGGGATGGCTGCAGCACCAACAGGGCAAGAGCCGACACGAACGCGGTTACGGTAGTCAGTGGGACATCAGGCGTGCGCGCATTCTGACGCGCGACAATCATCTGTGTCAGAACTGCCTTCGCAGTGGGCGAGCCGTCGCCGCAAAGACGGTTGACCACATCAAGGCTAAGGCTCATGGGGGTACCGATGACGATTCGAACCTCGAAAGCCTGTGCTGGCCCTGCCATCGCCACAAGACCGCAACGGAGAGAACGCGATGAGCTATACCCGTTGCACCTATTGCGGCTCACAGCTGCACACCGTCGCCAACTGTCCCAAGACATGGGGCGGTTCCTCGCGTCGCGCAAACCTGCGCTGCGGCTACTGTGGACAGTCCGGGCATAACTCAAATGCCTGCCCGCACAACGCGACAGCCGGACGTCGGCGCACCCTGAATGATGACTTTTGCCTCGATTAGTTGCACTTGAAATCATTTCAAATGAAATCATTATCCATCAAAATGAGAATCATTATCATCACCGAGGGGGGGGGGATCAAATCTCTGCGGACGAGCGCCCAAAGGACCGCCGCCCAACCTCTTTTTACACCGCCGCAGGTTAGCAAACTTTTTTTGGGGTCCCCCATCCGATGATTAATAGGAGTTTTCGATTATGCCAGGACCACCGAAAACCCCGACACATCTCGCTTTGGTGAAGGGGAACCCATCCAAACGCCCGATTAGCAAGAACGAGCCAAAGCCCCCGTCAGGGGTCCCCCCAATCCCTAAGCATTTTGATAAGCAGGGCAAATACTGGTTCAAGCGAATTGGTGAAGAGCTCGATGCTGTTGGCGTGTTGACCACGCTCGACGCTAAAGCCCTTGAATTGTTAATCGAGGCTTATGTCGAGTACCGGCAGCATTGCGACACGCTGGAGATTGAGGGCTACACATACCGGGTTAAAACGCAGAACGAAGACGTTCTCATTAAGGCCCACCCGGCCGCCGTGATGAAATCTGATGCATGGAAGAGAATACGCGCCATGTTGAGTGAATTCGGCATGACACCTGCCAGCCGATCAAAGGTTGGTGTAATTGGCCCGGCGGAAGCCGACCCACTGGAAGAATTTCTGAAAAAGCGCAAATGATGAATGGCAACCGTTGCAGATGGATTCCGCTACGCCGAGCGCGTGGTATCTGGCGATATCGTTGCTGGCGAACTGGTGCGCCTGGCGTGCCGTCGGTTCTTTCATGATTTAGAGCACGGCCCGGAGCGCGGTGTTTATTTTGATGAAGACCGCGCCCAGCACGTTCTCGATTTTTATAACTTTGTTCCCCATGTGAAGGGGCATTTGACCGGTAAGCCGATCGAGTTAATGGATTGGCATATTTTTATCCTGATAAATCTTTTCGGGTTTGTCGTCCCGCTTATCGACGAACTGACGTCTGAAGGTATCCTGGACGACGACGGCGACCCCATGTTTGTGCGTCGCTTTCGTACCGCCTATGACGAAGTGGCCCGTAAGAATGCCAAATCTACGCTTTCGTCTGGTATCGGGCTTTATATGACTGGCGCAGACGGCGAGGGTGGCGCTGAGGTTTATTCCGCCGCAACAACCCGCGATCAGGCCCGTATCGTGTTTGATGATGCGAAGCGCATGATTAAGCTGGCACCGAAAACGTTAGGGCGGTTATTTGGCAGCAACAAGCTGAACATTCACCAGGAGCGAACTGGCTCAAAATTTGAACCTGTCGCCAGTGATGCGAACAACCTCGACGGCCTGAATATTCACTGCGGGATTGTGGATGAGCTCCACGCGCATAAAACCCGTGACGTCTGGGAGGTTCTCGAAACAGCAACCGGCGCCCGCCTGCAGTCTCTTATCTTCGCTATCACTACCGCGGGATTCAACAAAGAGGGTATCTGCTATGAGCAGCGTGATTATGCCATTAAGTTGCTGAAAAACTTTGACAACCCTGACCCGCTATCACCGAAGGATGACAGCTATTTCGCACTGATTTACACCCTGGACGAGGGCGATGATCCGTTTGACGAGGCAAACTGGCCGAAAGCAAATCCTGGCCTGGGTGTTTGTAAGCGGTGGGATGACATGCGCCGCCTGGCTAAAAAAGCGAAAGAGCAGGTGGCGGCGCGGGTCGGATTTTTTACCAAACATCTCAATATCTGGGTGCAGGGTGAAAAAGCGTGGATGGATATGTCGCGCTGGGAAAAATGCCGCGACTCCTGGGAAGATGCCACTTCGGCCAACTGGTCAATGTGGCTCGGCGTTGACCTCTCCAACAAAATCGATATTTCAGCTGCAGTTAAAGTCTGGCTCGCCCCAAATGGTGATGTTTACGTCTGCTCCCGATTCTGGATACCTGAAGGGCGACTGGAAGCCTGCACGAAGCAGCAGGCGGAACTTTACCGCAAATGGAATCAGGCGGGATGTCTGGAATTTACTGATGGGGATGTTGTTGACCATGCCGTAATTAAAGAGGAAACGATCGAGTGGGCCCGTGGTGACTCGTTGAATGAGTTTGCATACGACCCATGGAGCGCGACCCAGTTTGCTTTAGCGATAGCTGCAGAAGGGGTACCGATTGTTGAAGTCCCTCAGACGGTGAAAAACCTGTCAGAAGCGATGAAGGAAGTCGAGGCGAAGATTTACGCCGGGCGTTTCCATCATGATGGTAACCCGGTGATGACCTGGATGATGTCAAACGTCACCGTCAAACCTGACAAAAACGAGAATATTTTCCCCAACAAATCCACACCTGAAAACAAAATAGACGGTCCTGTCGCAATGTTTATCGCGATGAGTCGCCTGCTTGTTAATGGTGGCGGGAAAGTTGATTTCCTGTCCACGATCGATCCTGACGAAGACCTTTTACTTCTATGAAAACACTGATCACTGATGCTATCGGGCTGGCCGGGTTCGGTTCGCTCGCTGCTGGCGTATATCTCCAGTTTGGGCTGGCGCCGTCACTGATGCTGAGCGGCGGCCTGTTACTGCTTTATGCGCTGGTTGCGGCGATGAGGGGGAAAAATGCTGCTTGATGCCCTGTTTCGCAGTGAGCCACTGGAAAATCCGGCCACGCCAATCACGGGAGAATCGGCCGAAACGGACAACATTTTTGCCCGCGATGTGTTTGTCAGCCCGGAAACAGCGATGAAGCTGGCCGCGGTATATGCCTGTATTTACGTTATCTCATCGAACATCGCCCAGATGCCGCTACATGTTATGCGGAAAACCAACAATAAGGTTGAGGCCGCACGCGATCATGGCGTGTTTTACCTGGTTCACGATGAGCCGAATATCTGGCAGACCAGCTACAAATGGCGCGAGTTAAAGCAGCGTCATATTCTGGGCTGGGGGAATGGTTACACCTGGGTGAAGCGTTCCCGCCGCGGTGAGGTTTCCGGCCTGGAATGCTGTATGCCGTGGGAAACAACGTTGCTTAACACGGGCGGCCGCTACACCTACGGGGTTTACAACGAAGAGGGGGCGTTTGCCGTCAACCCTGACGATATGGTGCATATCCGGGCGCTGGGGAATAATCAGAAAATGGGGCTCAGTCCAATCATGCAGCATGCCGAGACAATCGGTATGGGGATGAGCGGGCAGAAATATACCAGTTCATTCTTTAATGGCAATGCACGCCCTGCCGGTATTATTTCGGTAAAAAACGAACTCAACGAGGAAAGTTGGGGGCGATTAAAAAGTATGTGGCAAAAAGCCACCGCTGCGTTACGCAGCCAGGAGAATAAAACAATGCTTCTCCCGGCAGAGCTGGATTACAAAGCGCTCACTGTTTCCCCGGTCGATGCCCAGATCATTGATATGTCGAAGCTGAACCGGTCAATGATTGCCGGAATATTCAACGTGCCGGCACACATGATTAACGATCTCGAAAAAGCCACGTTTTCAAACATTACGCAGCAGGCCATCCAGTTTGTCCGCTACACAATCATGCCGTGGGTGACGAACTGGGAGCAGGAGCTTAACCGCCGCCTGTTTACCCGTGCTGAACTGGCCGCCGGATATTACGTCCGGTTCAACCTGACTGGCTTACTTCGGGGAACTCCGCAGGAGCGCGCGCAGTTCTATCACTTTGCGATCACTGATGGCTGGATGAGCCGCAATGAGGCGCGAGCCTTCGAAGATATGAACCCGGTAGATGGCCTGGATGAAATGCTGGTGAGCGTTAATGCGGCTAACCCGGCAGACGATTTTAAGGCGCCAAAAACCGACGAGGAAAAAACCAATGAATGACCGTGAAACGCGCTGCTATAGCGGGGAGGTTCGCGCGGAACAACGCACCGATGAACCTACCCGCATTCTGGGTTACGGATCGGTGTTTAACAGTCGCTCAGAGCCTCTCTGGGGATTCCGCGAAATCATCAAGCCCGGAGCTTTTGACGACGTGCTGAACGATGATGTTCGCGGGCTGTTTAACCATGACCCTAATTTTATACTCGGCCGCAGCGCCGCCGGAACGCTGTCGCTCTCTGTCGATGAACGCGGCCTGCGTTACGACATTACCGCGCCAGATACGCAAACTATCCGTGATCTGGTGCTGGCGCCCATGCTGCGCGGTGACATTAACCAGTCATCCTTTGCCTTTCGTGTCGCGCGTGATGGCGAACACTGGTACGAGGATGACGAAGGGGTGGTTATTCGTGAAATATCGAAGTTTTCCCGGTTGTTTGACGTCAGTCCGGTGACCTATCCCGCATACCAGGAGGCCGATTCCGGCGTCCGATCGATGAAAGCCTGGCAGGAGGCGCGCGACAGCGGTGCGCTACATAACGCCATTAATCAACGAATGGCGCGTGAGCGCCTGCTGACCCTTCTTAACGCGTAAGGAAAAACCATGAAACTGCATGAAATGAAGCAAAAGCGTAACACCATCGCCAAAGATATGCGCGCGCTGCATGACAAAATCGGCGATGCGGCCTGGACTGAAGAACAGCGCACCCAGTGGCAGGCGTCAAAATCCGAGCTTGATGCTCTGGATGAGCGCATTGCTCGTGAAGAAGAACTGCGCCGCCAGGATCAGGACTATATTGACCAGAATGAAGAGGAGCAGCGACAGCAGCAGAACCGTGACGCCTCCAACCCGGAGGCGCAGGCTGATGCCCGGCGCGCGGCTGCGTTTAACACCTTCCTGCGTCGCGGTCTGGGCGATATGTCCGCAGAAGAGCGCCAGGCGCTGAAAGAAATGCGTGCGCAAGGTACGGCGCCGGATGAAAAAGGCGGCTATACCGTCCCGACGCAGTTCCGTAATTTGATCGTTGATGCAATGAAGGATTACGGCGGTATCGCCAGCGTCGCGCAAATCCTGAACACCTCAAACGGTCAGGATATCGACTGGGCAACGTCTGACGGCACCGCCGAAGAAGGCGAGCTGCTGGGTGAAAACGTGGCGGCATCGGAGGGTGATGTAAGTTTCGGCGGCGCGACGTTGGGCGCTAAAAAGCTGTCCTCGAAAATTATCCGTGTTTCGAATGAACTGCTGCAGGATTCCGGCGTGGATATCGAAGCATTCCTGGCCGGCCGCATCGCAACCCGTATCGGCCGCGGCGAGGCAAAATACATTGTACAGGGCACCGGCGCCGGTAGTCCGCTTCAGCCGAAAGGTCTGGCGGCTTCTGTCACTGGTACGGTAAATACTGCGGCGGCAGCCACGTTTACCTGGAAAGAGCTTAACGCGCTGAAGCATGCCGTTGATCCAGCTTATCGCAACGGCCCTAAAGTTCGCTTTGCCTTTAACGACGCCACCCTTCAGCTGGTTGAAGAGATGGAAGACGGACAGGGCCGCCCGCTCTGGCTTCCGAGCATTATCGGAGGTGCGCCGGCTACTGTTCTGCAGGTCCCTTATGTCGTTGATCAGGCCATCCCGGATATTGCAGCAGGCGCGAAATTCGCTTTCTATGGCGACTTCAACCGCTTTATCGTTCGTCGCGTCACCTATATGACGCTGAAGCGGCTGGTGGAGCGTTACGCAGAGTTCGATCAGACGGGCTTCCTGGCCTTCCATCGCTTCGACTGTGTGCTGGAAGATACCGGAGCCATCAAAGCGCTGGTGGGTAAACCGGCGTCCGGCGGCTAAGAAAGTCATCAGCAGTAAACTCCACCGCTTAGGCGGTTTTTTTGTGCCCGCAGTTCGCTGCGGGCCAGGGAAAAACGATGAGCACAACGATTGAGATGTTACGGGCTCAGTGTCGGATCGATATTGACGATACAACTGAAGATGAACTGCTGACGCTGTATTTCACATCAGCCCGACGTCGGGCAGAGAACTTCATTAACCGTAAATTGTATGAAGAAACTGTACCTGATACCGATCCCGACGGACTAAAGATTGCCGACGATATTCTGCTGGCGCTGATGCTGCTTGTCGGGCACTGGTATGAAAACCGTGAGCAGGTAACAGACGGTGGAAAGATGAATATTCCTTTCGGCTTCACTTCTCTGTTGGTGCCGTACCGCTTCATTCCTCTGTAGGAGGCTTTATGCAGGCAGGAAGGTTACGCCACCGCATCACCATTCAGCGCTTCACATCCTCCCGGTCACCGTCCGGGCAACCGGTAGAAATTTGGGAGGATGGCGCCACGATCTGGGCTGAGGTTAAGGGGATAAGTGGACGAGAACTGCTAGCCGCGGGTGCTGAGCGTTCCGATGCCACGATTCGGGTGTGGTCGCGTTATCGCAAAGATATTTCCTCAGCGTCACGCCTGAAGGTACTGACGGGACCGTTTAAGGGGGCGGTGCTTAATGTCACCGGTCCCCCTGTACCGGACATCAAAGGAACCCGGCTTGAAATTCTCTGCAAACAGGGGACTGAAAAATGATTGACGTCGATCTGGACTTCTCTGGATTACTGGATATTTCCCGCGATCTGCAGACCCTCAGTAAAGCCGAGAATAATAAAGTTCTTCGGGATGCCACCCGCGCCGGCGCAACCGTTCTTCGGGATGAGGTAAAAGCGCGAGCGCCAGAGAAAACCGGAAAACTGAAAAAAAACGTAGTTGTCGTGACGCAAAAAGCCCGTAGAAGCGGCGATATTTCTTCTGGCGTGCATATCCGCGGAGTGAATCCACGTACCGGAAATAGCGACAACACCATGAAGGCAGGCGATAAACGGAACGCATTCTACTGGCGCTTTGTTGAACTGGGAACTGCCACTGCGCCGGCGCATCCTTTTGTTCGTCCTGCGTTCGATACCCGCCTGGAGGAGGCCGCTCAGGTTGCAATTAACCGAATGAATACGGCTATTGATGAGGTGTTGAGTAAATGACGGAAGACGATATATATCCTCTGCTGGCAACGCTGGCCGGTGGGCGGGTATACCCCTATGTTGTGCCCCTGGGTAATGATGACCTGCCAGCCGTACCCGCTCCTTATGTCATCTTCTCGATACCCACCGATGTATCCGGGGACGTGCTCTGCGGCCAGGCAGAATCGACACTTCATATTCAGGTTGACGTCTGGGCCGAAACAAACGACGAGGCGCGGGCCATAAGAACGGAGGCGTTATCCAGACTGGAAGTCCTCTCCCCGACAGAGGTAGCCCGGATCCCTGGCTATGACACGACAACCCATCTTTATCGGGCAACCCTGGAAATAACGGTCACTGCCTGACTGAACCAAATCAAACCCGACCGCCGGCTGGCGGTTTTTTCATTTATGGAGGCTGAAATGTCAGCACTATTTGAACGCGCACAAAAGACGGTGGTCATGATTTCCTCAGTGCCGATCGCCGAGGATGAACTGAACACGGCGACCTGGCTTAACCTGAGTTGTACCCTTAAGCAGGCCAGCTTCACCGCCGGCCAGAAAAACGATATCGATGTGACTGCGCTGTGTTCTGATGAAACGGATAACATCAACGGACTACCCGCGCCATCAGAAATGTCGTTATCGGGGAATTTCTACCGCAACCCGGCACAGGATACCCTGCGTGCTGCGTATGATAACGATGGGGTCTATGGCTTCAAGGTTATATTCCCGTCTGGAAACGGTTTCCTGATGCGTGCTGAAGTTCGCCAGCATACCTGGGATGCTCAGACTAATGGTGTCGTTGCCGCGACGTTCTCCCTGCGTCTGAAAGGCAAGCCAACCAATATTGATGCCTCCGGGGTCCTTGCGTTCAGCAGCGATCTACCGGTAACAGAAACAGTGACCGCCGGTAGTCCGCTTACGTTAAGTGTCGTTGCGGCAGGTGGTACCGCTCCTTATAGCTACGTATGGAAAAAAGGTAGCTCAACTGTCAGTGGGCAAACCAGCGCTACCTTCAATAAAGCCAGCGCGGTAGCGGGCGATGCTGGAGTTTACTCCTGTGTTGTGACTGACTCCGCCACGCCGCCGAACGTTATCACCTCATCTGACTGCACTGTCGCCGTCAATTAATGGAGCGCCGGGAAACCGGCGATAAACTCAATGACAAAACCTAATCTTAAAGCGCTGGCGCTGGCCCCAATGGCGGGTTTCCGCAAAAAATCAGTAACCGTTCCTGAGTGGGATAATGCCGAAGTTATCATTCGTGAACCCTCGGCAGAAGCCTGGATCCGCTGGCAGGCAATTGCGAACCCGGAACAGCCTAAAACGGAAGAAGGCCAGGAAGCACCAGAATCGCCAGAGCTGACCCCGGCAGAGCGTGCATTTCGCTCGATGCGGGCAGATGTCACGCTCTTCATTGATATTCTGCTGGATACCGACCTGCAATATGTTTTCACCGTCGATGATACCGAACAGGTTGAAGCGATTTATGGCCCCGTTCATTCCCGACTGCTGAAACAGGCGCTCGATCTGATTCGTGATGCGGATGATGCCAAAGAAAAGTAAAAATGCCTGGCATGCAGTTCCTGATGGCGCTGGCGCTCAGAATGGGACGCACGCTGGGCGAACTGCGACAAGCTATGACGGTAGGGGAATTCAGGTTATGGGCTGAGTATGACCGTATCAGCCCGATCGGCGATGTTCGCGGAGATATCCTCAATGCGCAGCTTGTATCTGCAATTTATGGTGCGCAGGGTGGAAAAATACCAATAGAAGAGGCCCAGCTTCGCTGGAACCCTGATAGCGATGAAATCAGCGAAGATGACGACCCATTTGCTGGACTAGAAGCAGCGTTGCTTGCTGCATCTGAGGGGAGATGAAAAGGATAGCTGACCTCCCATTAATCAGATGGTAATGTACAATGAAGCATCAATGGAGGATATTTCATGGCTAATATAAAAGTACATTACGCAAATTTTCCATATCAAGAAATAACAACTGGCTTTGGTGTTATCTCAATAAAAACTAACGCCTTTCAAATAAAAGGCGAAGCTATTACTGGCGATAAACTTCTCTCTTTGGAGATGTGTACTGAAAATAATGTTAAAAAAATAGGTGGTGCGTTAGGGTGGGGTGTTATTGGAGGAATGCTTGCTGGTCCTGCTGGAATTATTGCAGGGGCATTTCTCGGTGGGAATAAAAAAGACGTAACTTTCGTTGCTGAAATGAAAGATGGTCGTAAATTTATGGGAACCACAGATAGCAAATCATATACTGATCTGACTGCATCAAAGCTTAAATTTGACGATATTTTAAATGTGTCACATCTTGATGATGAGAGCGAATATACCCAAACTTATGATGAGGAAATGATGATAAAGGCCAAAAGAATGTACAATGAGCCTGATTATATGGCATGGAAAGAACGTACAGGAGAGGCCGAGACAATTCGCGCATGGATGGCAAGGACTGGATATTACCCACCGGGCTATCACGAATAAATACAATTCATTTGAAATAAGCCCGCCTTGTCGGGCTTTTTTAATGGGTGAAATATGGCAACATTACGCGAACTCATTATTAAGGTTTCCGCTAATTCTCAATCTTTTCAGACGGAAATTGCGCGCGCCTCGCGAATGGGGCAGGATTATTACCGCATAATGCAAAATGGCGGTAGACAATCAGCAGTTGCGCAGCGAGAAACACAAAGAGCACTTGCATCAGTAACCGCTCAACTCAATGAAACCCGCTCTGCGGCTATTGGGATGACCGGGGCTTTTGCTGGAGCATTTGCCACTGCAAATCTCATTAAGCTTGCGGATTCATATAATTCGCTTTCGGCCAGGGTAAAACTAGCGACTACTGATGCTAATGATTTTTCTTTGGCTCAAAAAGGGCTAATGGATATAAGCCAAAGAACAGGATCTGCATTTTCTGATAACGCATCCTTGTTTACTCGTGCCTCTTCCTCGCTACGCGAGTGGGGATATGGTACGCAGGATATTCTGAAGCTAACAGATGCTCTGGCAAACGGACTCCAGGTATCCGGTGCTTCTGCTGAAGAAACATCATCGCTAATTGTTCAGCTTTCACAGGCTCTTGGCCGTGGAGTTCTCCGCGGGCAGGATTTTAACTCTGTAGCGCAGTCTGGTCAGCGAATTATGAAAGCGCTGGCAGATGGGATGGGTGTTGCGCAAAAAGACCTTAAAGGCATGGCCGACGCTGGCCAGTTAACTACGGATAAAATCGTTCCTGCCCTGATTAGCCAATTGGATAAGCTGCGCGCCGAGTTTAATGCAATGCCTAACAGTGTGAGCGCTGCATCTACCCGCGTTCAGAATGCGTTTATGGAATGGGTGGGAGGAGCAAACCAGGCGAGTGGTGCCACAGCTACTATTTCCGGTGTCATGGATGATGTTGCAAGAAATATCGACTCTGTAGCCACCGCCGCCGGGGCTCTCGTTGCTGTTGGGCTTGCGAGATATTTGGGGGGTATGGCATCTGGAGCAGCCTTAGCCACGACCAGGTTAATTGATGCTGCAAGAAGTGAAGTCGCATTAGCTGAAGCACAGGTACGAGGCACTCAAGTTTCTACTGCTCGCGCACGAGCGGCGGTCTATCGGGCACAGCAAGCCCTTGTTGCGGCCAGGGGGACAGATACTCAGACTGCCGCAGAAAAACGCCTTGAAGCCGCTCAAGCTTCATTAACCAGAAATATTGCCGCGAGAACAGCCGCACAGACGGCGCTGAACGCTGTTACTTCCGTTGGCTCCCGACTGATGAGCGGAGCTCTGGGGCTTGTCGGTGGCATCCCGGGACTGGTGCTTCTCGGAGCCGGTGCCTGGTACACAATGTACCAGAATCAGGAGCAGGCCCGCCGATCTGCTCAGGACTACGCGAAAACTATCGATGAAGTCAGGGAAAAGACAAGATCAATGTCCTTACCTGAAGCCTCTGATAATGAGGCTAAAACCAGGCAATCTCTTGATGAGCAAAACCGGCTCATTGATGCTCAATCCTCTAAGGTTAAAAGCCTCAAGGAAGAAATAGCTGGTTATCAGTATGTCCTGGCAAATCCTGGCCCGACAACCAGCAGCGGTTTCATGATCAATCATCTTACCTCTGTTGAAACAGTAACCCGAGGGCTTGAAGATGCCACAGCAGCCCTTGCTGTAGAGCAGGAACGCCTGTCGCAAATGCAGGCTAAATCTGAATCTATACAGTCGGTCCTTGAAGGGCTTGAAAATCGCCGGATTGCGCTGATTCGACAGCAGGCCGCAGAGCAGAATGTTGCTTATCAATCTTTGCTGCGGATGAATGGTCAGCACACTGAATTTAACCGCCTGCTGGGTCTTGGAAATACCTTGTTAATGGCGCGTCAGGGGCTGGTTAATGCCCCAATGCGGGTACCCCAGGTTGATTTAAACAGCCAGCAGACAGCAGCTCTTGAAAAGAGTCGCCGAGACCTTGAGCTATCAAAATTAAAAGGTGAAGCAAAGGAGAGAGCCCGTTTAGCGTATGCGGCTGACGATCTGGGATTGAAGGATGAACCTCAATTCCAGACCGGCAGGCAAGAGCTAATTAATAACGGGTTAGTCGAGTGGAGAAATAATCAGGCAAATAAACCAAAACCAAAGGGCCCTAAGTCTGAAGCGGAAAAAACAGAGGATGTTTATAAGAGGTTAATCAAGCAGCAAAAAGAGCAAATAGCTCTTGAAGGGCAAAATACTGAACTGGCGAGGGTGAAATATCAGGTGACGCAAGGTGAACTGACGTCGCTGGATAAAGCCAAAAAAGAAACGCTTCTTCATAATGCTGCGCTAATTGACCAACAAAATATTGCAAAACAGTTAAAAACTTACCGGGATGGACTGGCTGACAGTAACGCAGCTGCTCGGGACAGAGGGAATATTGATTTCCTCGGTGCAGGGGCCGGTGATAAAGCCCGCGATCGTATGAAGGAAATGGCAGATATTCGCACTGATTTTCTTAAACAGCAGCGTGATCTGCAGCGTGACTTCAGCCGTGGTGAAATATCTGAAGACCTCTATAAGCAGCAAACGGAAGCCCTGAAAACAGCGCTTGATGAACGGCTGACAATACAGGAGGACTACTACAAGAAAACCGATGAACAACAGTCAGACTGGCGGGCGGGGATCAGCGATTCACTGATGAACTATGCCGATCAGGCTGCTGATCTCAGTTCAATGGCCGCATCAGCGACCAGCGAGATTCTGGATGCCACCACAAACTCTATCTCCAACAACCTGACAAACGTCCTGACAGGCGCTGCTTCTTTTAAAGATGGGATGTCTAATATTTTCTCTTCCCTGGGCGAAACGGTGATTAAGACGCTGATCCAGATGGCAACACAGGCGTTAATCACCAAAGCAATTATGGCGTCATTTGGCGGCGGAGCGGGTGGGTTGTTCGGTAGTCTTTTTGGCGGTGCCAGCGGTGCGGCAAGTAGTGGTACCGCTATTCAAAGCGCGGGAGCTAATTTTTCATTTAACGCTCTCGGAGGCGTTTACGATTCTCCGTCACTTTCTGCCTACAGCAATGGTGTTTACAGCACTCCCCAATATTTTGCGTTTGCGAAAGGGGCAGGTGTATTCGGCGAGGCCGGGCCGGAAGCCATCATGCCCCTTACCCGTGGCGCTGATGGTTCGCTGGGGGTCAGAGCTGTTGGGCGGGAATCACCGGCGGTACAGAACGCTGCGAAGCAGATCCAGACACAGCCACGAATTGCTGTCAGCGTAGATGCCAGAAGTACGTTCACCGGTAAACCGGATGACATAACGATGCAGGCAATTGAGCGAAGGAATGACGCTCTGGAACAGCGGATAGTTAACACCTTAACCGCCGAAGTAAATAACCCCCAGAAGAAATTCGGTCGGGCTATTTATTCAAATCTCCAATCTAAAAAACCAAGATAGACCTGCCCGGAGGGAATATTCATGGCAGATATTTTCTACCCGGATGAATACCTGCCCATGCCGCTTATGGACGGGTACGGGTTTAAGCCCATATCACCTTTACTGCGAACGGAGATGACGTCCGGTCGCGCTCAACAACGAAGGCGATATACCTCAACACCCACCCAGGCA